CGACCGCTTCTCGTTCACCGGCGACGACGAGGACGAGCACGTCAACGACCCGTCCCGGCGCGAGGTGATGTTCAAGGAAAGCTGGATCAGGTTCGATTACGACGGCGACGGCATTGCCGAGCTGCGGCGGGTGTGCAGCGTCGGTCAGGAAGTGCTGTCGAACGAGGAAACCGACCTGATTCCTATCGCCGCCTTCACCGGCACGATCATGTCGCACCAGCACTTGGGCGTCAGCCTGTACGACCAGGTGAAGGACGTTGCCGAACTCAAGACGGCGGTCTTGCGTCAGTTCATGGACAACAAGTACCTCGCCAATAATGCGAGGACTATCGTAGACGTTGATCGGGTCAACCTCGACGACCTGTTGGAGTCGCGCCCCGGCGGCATTGTTCGCGTTAATGGCGACCCGGGCTCGGCGGTTGTTCCGATGGTGACGCCGGATACCGGGGCGTCGGCCCTGCAGGCTCTGGAGTACATCGACAGCATCCGCGAGAACCGCACCGGCTACACGCGGTACGCGCAGGGCATGGGGTCGGACTCGCTCATCAACAAGACCGCTACGGGGCTGATGCAGGCGTCCAACCAGTCGCAGATGCGGCTTGAGATGGTCAGCCGGACGATTGCCGAGACGGGCATCCGCGACCTGTTCCGCATCATCCACGCCCTGACGCTCAAGCACGCGAACAAGGCCGAGAAGGTGCGGCTGCGGAACAAGTGGGTCGAGGTCGATCCCCGGACGTGGGCGCGGCGTACCGACCTGCAAATCTCGGTCGGGCTGGGGTCGGGCAACTCCGACCAGATGTTCGGCAAGCTGATGACGATGGTGCCGCTGATGCAGCAGGCGCAGGCGATGGGCCTTGCCGGGCCGCAGGAGGCTTACAACCTCGGGGCCGAACTCTGGAAGGCGGCGGGCTTCAAGAACCCGGACAAGTTCATCCACCCGCCGGCCGTGGACCCGCAGACGGGTCAGCCGCAGCAGCCGCAGCCCAAGCCCGACCCGGCGGTGCTGGCCGCGCAGGAGCAGGGTAAGGCCGTTGTGCAGGCCGAGCAAATCAAGGCGCAGACGGCGCAACAGAAGATCCAGAGCGACGAGCGCATCGCCATCCACAAGATCGAAAAGGAAGCGACGACCGACCTCCAGAAGCAACTGCTCGCCAATCAGGCGAAGCTCCTGATCGAGAGCCAGCACGCTGCGGTGGATGAGGCGCGACTGCAACTGGATCACCAAAAGAACATGATGGAGCAACAGGCGCAGGCGTTCGGCCAGAGCATCGAGCAGATTGTCGGCCAAAAGCTAGACATGACGCCGATCATGGAAATGGTCCGGCGGGTCATGGACGAGTTGCAGGCCCCGCGCGAGGGTGAGATTGTGCGCGATCAGGCCGGGCGCGCAGTTGGCGTGCGTAGCAAGCCGAGGCTTCAGTAATGCCGATCAACCATGCTCTAGTCTGCGCGCTGCCCGATAATGCGGCCGATGCCGCTGCGGGCAAGGTGGTGACGACGGATTGGAACGCCGACCATACCGTAACGTCGCTGGAGATTACCGGCGGGACGGTGACGACCTCGACGCCGCTCGTCGATGCGACGCAGACTTGGAACGATAGCGGCGTCACGTTCACTGGGCTGAAGCTGAACGTAACGGACACGGCGAGCGCGTCGGCGTCATTGCTGGCGGATTTTCAGGTAGGCGGGACGAGCAAGGCCGCAATTAGCAAGGACGGGAGGATTAGTTCCGGGTACGGGAACACCTACGGCAAGCCGCAGTTTTACGATCACTCAATTGCATCTAACGTCGGATTTCAGATTAAAGATACTTCTACTTGTGTGGTTTACGGCTCAGGCCAAGCCGTGATGAGTTGGGGCACCGACTCTACGACCGGCATAAGGCTTTGCGGCGAATATTCGCTCGGGTTTGTCAATGGTCACGCGACACAGAACACCCCCGACGTTTGCCTGTGGCGAGATGGTGCTCACCAATTGGCGCAGCGCCATAGCACTGGCACCAACGCCCAAACCTTCCGCGTCTACGGCACCTACACCGACTCTAGTAACTACGTCCGCGCGTCCCTGTCGGCCAGCACGACGGCGATAACGCTCGCTGGCGAGACTGCTGGGACGGGGGCGGATGACATAGACGTGAACATCACGCCCGCTGGGGCCGGTGGCGTGAAGGTTGGCGCGTTCTTCCAGGAGTTCGCCGAAATGACCGCGCCCTCCGCGCCGTCGGCTAATGGCGTGCGGATTTATGCGGTGGATAACGGCGCCGGCAAGACGCAATTGATGGCGCTCTTTTCGTCGGGCGCTGCTCAACAACTGGCAATCCAACCCTAAATGGCTACCTACACAATCGACACGAGTAACGCCGAGGAAAACGGGCTTGCGTTTGTCGTCGCGCAGCGCAACGCGCAACGTGCTGCGGAGAATCCGCCTAAGCCGCCCCTTACCAATGCCGAGTTCATCGACCAAATCCTCGTGCGCCGCTCGCTGATTGCGTTCAACCAGCAGCGGAAGGCTGCGGAGCTTCAGCAGATTGCCGACGCCTACGACGCGGCGAACAACGCGACTAAGAACGCCGTGAAGTCGGCGCTTGGCCTGTGATGTACCGGGCCACGTTTGACGAGAACGAGCGGGGCGTGCTGCTGAAGCTGCTCGACTTGGCGGTAAAGGCGGGCGGGCTGTCGGTGGCCGAGGCTGCCGTGGTGCTCGCCAAGAGGCTGGAGACGGCCGAGAAGGTGGAGACGAAAGCGCCCGAGTGAGGCTGCTGGCTATCCTGCTGCTCGCCCTGTCAGCGAGCGCCGGGGCTTTTGTCGGCGAGTTCCCGGTATGCGACAAGAAACCGCAGTATGTCCGCCTGGAGATTTACGACGGCTTCCCGCCGATTCAATGTCCGTCAATTGCTGCGGAGCGCGGTAATCCGCTCCCGATGCTGCTGCTGGCGATTGGGACGATATACGCCTCCTGTGCCATGTACGCGCCGGGAACGGAGCGGGCGACGCTGGTGGTGTCGTTGAGCGGGCCGGATGAGGTTATCGGCCACGAGCTGCGCCATGCGTTCCCGCCGCATGAGTTCCATCCGCCGATGCTGCCATTCCTGACGCTCGGATGCGAATAGTCCTGCTGGCCCTCTTGCTCGCCGGTTGTGCGACGGAGCCGAAGATTGTGCATCTAACTTGGGTCAAGGTGCCCGGCCTGGCGAGCAAGGTCGAGGTACAACGCAACGGCACGGATTGCGTCATTCTGACTGACGACGGCTACGTTAGCTTCGCCCACTTCGGGGCGGCTTTGAGAAAGTGCGTGGAATGATATGGCGGGCACCTTCTCATCCAGCACATTCAGCTCGGACACGTTTTCGACTGATGTCGTAGCGGCTGCGGTAGGTGCTGCCCGGCGCGGGCATCGCGTCCGGTTCCAGAATCACTTCACCATCGGGGACAAGCACTACGTCTTTGATAGCGAGTATGGGCTGATTCGGGTGCTCTCCGAGCTTGTGCAAAAGGCCAATGTGCCGATTGCCAAGAAGCTCAAGATCAAGGCCGAGCCGGTGCGCGTGTACGAGCCGGACGGCGTGCCCATCCAGTCATGGGACGCCATCGAGTTGCCGCGGGTGAATATGGCTACCGCCGATGCGCTAATCGCGCAGTCGGTGAAGTTTGGTCAGGACGAGATTGTTAGCGCCATCGAGCAAATGATTCGCAGGCGACGAGAGGAAGAGGAAGAGCTGCTGATGCTGGCGGCGTTCCTCCATTAACGGCTTTAGGGGGCGACATGGCGGCTGCGGCATCCATTGTGGTAACGGGCACGATTGGCAGCCTGCCCGGCGGCAGTCGCACGATTGGCCCTCTGACGCTCACGAGCGCGGCGGCGTCGGGCGTGGTGCAGCAGACGGTTTTGCAGAACGGCGATAACACGATCACGCTACCGACGAACATCACGCCCAGCGGCTGCATCATCATCCTGCCGTCGTCGAATACTGCGCTCACCACGCTCAAGGGCGCCGGCGGAGACACCGGCATTGCCATCGGCAAGACGGGCTTTGCGGTGCTCAACTGGGAGACGGCGAACAAGCCTACGTCGTTCATCCTCAACTCGGCGGCGACGCAGACCGGCCTCACGACGGAGATTCTGTTCTGGTGAACAAGGACGAGGAAATCCGGCGCGGCCACAACGCCGGGCGGATCGTGAACGACCCGCTGTTCGTGGAGGCTGTGGAGGCCGTCCGCGGCCGGCTGCTGTCGATCATGGAAACCGCCAAGACGGACGAGGCCACGCTGCACGCGAAAACGTGCTTGGGCCTCCTGAACGACATTCGACAGCACCTGGTGCGCGTGATGACCGACGGCAAGCTAGCCGCGGAGAGCATCAAGCTGGAGCAGGACAAACGTAGCTGGTGGCAGCGGGTCGCCTGAGGCCCATCGCCTACTGAGAAGCCGCCTTCGGGCGGCTTTTTTATTGCCCGGAGGTTAAGTGGCTGAGCCGATCAGTGAGCAGTCCGTCGAGTCCGCGCTGGAAAGCGCCTTTGGTAACGCTCCCGCGCCTCAGAAGGTGCCGGCGAAGGAGGCTGCTCCCGCACAAGACGCTCCGGTGGATGAGCCTGCGGCTGAGGCTGCGCCGGTTGAGGAAGCCGAAGCCGAGCCGGTAGAGGCCGCCGAGGCCGAACCTGCGCCTGAGCCGGAACCCGAGTTCGAGATTGAGGTAAACGGCGCGCGCGAGCTGGTTCGCGGCAAGGACCAAATCCGCGAGCTGCTGCAGAAGGGGCGGGACTACACGTACAAGGCGCAGGCCGTTGCCACCGCCCGTGACTCACTGATCGCGCAGGCGCAGCAGCAGGCTATGGCGGCGCAGTTTCAGGGGCAGGCGTGGGAGGACATTACAGCGATCCGCGCCCTTGACTCCCGTTTGGACGAATACAACAAGGTTGACTGGGCGACGGCGTTCGATACCGACCCGTTCAACGCACTGAAGTTGAAGGAACAGCGCGATCAGCTTCGCGAACAGCGTAACGCGAAGGTCGCGGAGTTCCAAGCGAAGCGGCATCAGTTCGAAGCTGGCCAAGCGCAAGCAGCGCAGCAGAGACTCGCCGCCGAGCAAGCGGCCTTGCTCACCAAGTTGCCCGAATGGCGGGCCAACAGTGAGCAGGCGACCAAAGAGCAGCGCGAGATCGCCAACAACCTGACGCAGCACTACGGCTTCAACGAGGCCGAGGTTGCGGGGATTGTCGATCATCGCATGGTGCTGGTCGCGCGGGACGCCATGAAGTACCGAATGCTGCAGGCGAACAAAACCGCTAAGGTGCAGCAAGTCCGCACAGCTCCGCCTGTGATCAAGCCGGGCGCGCAGCAGGACAAAGGGAAGGTCGAGGCTCGTTCGGACCTGAAACAGTTCCGCGAGGCCGGCCGCAAAGGTGAACACAGGACGCAAGAGCAACTGCTAGAAAAGATGCTCGGGCGCGCCTTCAAGTAGCTGAGGCTACCAAAATGACTCAATTCGCTGGCACTACCGACACGTTCGACCTCGCGACCCTCAAGGAGTCCCTTGATCCGGTCGTGTGGAACCTGTTCCCGATGGACACCTACTTTACGTCGAATATCGACAAGGTGAACGTCACGAACACGCAGCACCAGTGGGTGTTCGACACGCTGAACGCCGCCGCCAACAACAAGCAGATTCAGGGCGACGACGTTACCGCTTCGACCCAGGGCACGACCACGCGCGTCAGCAACTATACGCAGATCGCGCGCAAGGTCGTCGTCATGTCCCGCACGGCGCAAGACGCCAACACCGTTGGTGGCAATGCGCTGGGCCGGGAAATGATGAAGAAAATGAAGGAGTACAAGCGCGACGTTGAGTTCGACGTTCTCGGCCGTCAGGGTTGCTCGGCCGGTGCGACGAACACGGCGGCGGCCTCGGCCGGCGTTTGCGCGTGGATTTGGGGTACGGGCGCGAACGTTCCGGGCAACACCGTGTACCCGTCCACCGGCGGCACGGGCGGCAACACGACCGGCACGACCCCGAGCTACGCCTCGTCGGTCTGCTCCGGTCAGGTTGACGGCACGACCTCGACCTCGTCCGTTGTCCTCGCCGATATCACTTCGGCGGCGGAACTGGCGTGGGATGACGGCGGTGAGCCGGACGTGATCATCGCTTCGAGCGCGCAGAAGAAGTACATCGACCAGCTCAGCTCGCTGGCGACGCGGACGGCAGACATTGGGCGAGCCGACATGCTGTCGATTCAGGGGTCGGCGAACCTGATCGTCACTTCGTTCGGCACGTTCAAGGTCGTGCTCTCGCGCTACCTCAACCGCACCACGACGCTCATCGTGCAGATGGACAAGTGGGCGCTGGGGCAACTGAGCGCGCCGAAGGTTGTGGACCTCGCAAAGACGGGTGACGCCGACAAGAAGATGATCGTCGGCGAATACACGCTCATTGCGCGGAACCCGCACAGCTCGGCGAAGATCCAGGGCTTTAAGGAGTAACAGTAGCAGCCACTAAGCGGGCCGGGGGCAACCTCGGCCCGTTTTTCTTGGGAGCAATCATGGCGCTTGCCACAACGAGCATTTCCACCGTTGCGACGGCGACGACATCGGCCGCCAATACCACGACCGCGAAGGTGACGGCGCTGCTCAATCCGCTCATCAATGCCGTGGTGTTCGAGATTTGCAAGAAGGGTCCGTTGACGCCGCAGCAGCAGAACGTGGTGAACGATATCGTCGCTGACATTGCGGCGAACTATGCGACGTTCGCCAACGCGATCAAGGTTACTGGCGACTGATGGACTTTCGCGGCGATCCGTTCGACTACGATCCAATCACGGGCCTGCGCGAATACTACGAGGACCTGGGCGACGGGAAGGTGGCGATCCACACCTACCAGGACGTTGCGCCGTTCCTCGATTACGCTGCGGAGTTGCGTAACAGCAGGACCGCTGATGACGGCTGGCAGAAGTATGGGGCGAGCGTTTACGCGATCATCCCGCCGATTCTTCAGGGGATGCTCTACAAGCGCGGCATCAACTTCATGGACCCCAACCATACCGGCGCGGTTGTGGACGCGATCAACAAGGATTATCCGCGCTTCAAGACGACGGATAAGAAGCACTCACTCAAAGGCAACGACTTCGGCAAGTGAGCGTCCGCGTCGTTGTTGAGCAGATCGAGGACCGTGAGCCAATATCGCGAGGAAGTTGAGCGGGCCGGAAAGCTCGCTGACGGCGGCGAACCCGATGCCGCAATGGAAATCTGCAACAAGGTGCTGTTGGACGAGCCGGATAACCCCGGCGCGCTGTATGTGGTCGGGACGGTCCTCCTGCACTCGGCGCGGCACGCGCAGGCGATCCAGATCGCCAAGAGGCTGACGGAGATTCGTCCGAAGGGGCCGCTAGGCTGGTCCCTGCTGACGGCCTTGTATTGCGAGCTCCACCGATACGACGAGTCCATCCGGTACGCGGAGAAGGCCCTTGCGTGTCGCAGGGACGCCAAGACGCTGGCTGACATGGGCTATGCCCACGTGAACGCCGGCAACTGGGAGATCGGGGCCGGGTACGCGCAGGAGGCCCTGAAACTGGCGAAGGGCGACGACTCGCAGCGGGCGAGGGAGGCCGCGCGGGACTCGCTAATCCACCTCGTTTACTGCCAACTGGCGACGAAGAATTGGAAGTCCGGCTTCGAGGGCTACCGGCTCACGATGCGGACGAAGTGGCGCAAGGAGTGGACGTACGGCGACAGCCAGGAGTGGCAGGGCGAGCCTGACGCGGTGGTGATGGTCACGGGTGAGCAGGGGCTTGGTGACGAGATCATGGCTGCGTCGGTGGTGCCGGACGCTGCCAATGCGTGCAAGCGGTTCATCCTCGATTGCGACCACCGGCTCGGCGCGCTGTTTCAGCGGTCGTTCCCCAATGTGGTCGTGACGCCCACGAGGCGAAGCGATACGGTGTATCTGGACCCCGAGAAAACCTCGGCCCCGACGCACCACAAGAGCCTGTTTGGCCTGTCCGAGCTGTTCCGGCGCGAGGATGCGGACTTCCCGCGCAAGCCGTTCCTTGTCCCGAATCCCGACTACGTGCGGATGTTCCGCGGCCTGTTCGATGGCAAGCGGACGATTGGGCTGGCGTGGTCGGGCGGGTTCCCGCGAACGGGCCTTGAGCCTCGCACGGCGGGCCTGAATGCGTTCCTGCCGCTCCTGCGGCGCGAGCAGGCGCAGTTCGTGAGCTTGCAATACAAGGACGACTCGCGCGAAGTCGAGGAATTCGCGAAGGCGCACGGAATCAGCCTGATTCGGCTGCCGTGGGTGACGGGGCAGGGGTCGGATTGCGACCTTCTGGCGGGGCTGATAGCGGCTCTGGACGAGGTTGTGGGCGTGCATACGTCGGCGCTGCACGTTTCGTCGGCGCTGGGCGTTCCGACGACGATCTTGACCCATCGTGGTAGCGGCTGGCGCTACGGGCCTGACGAATTGCTGTGGTATCCGCCTACGACGAAGCTGCACAAAAAGAGGACTGGCGAGTCGTGGCGGGAATGCGTGGGGCGGCTGGTCGAACTGCGGAAATGAGGGTCGGCTATTGCGTCGATCCCAACCCGGCGCTAGCCAGTTTCCGCCTGCGCGTCGCCATTCCGGCGGCGCATCTGCCTGTTCCCCACCGATTCGGCGTTACCGGCAGTCCGACGTTCTTCTACAAGGACGGCAATCCCACGCTCGCGCGCTCGCTCAGGACGGGCGTCATTTACGACGTAGTGAATGACCATTTTTCGGGGTCGCGGGCGGCCAACTATCACGGCATGGCGGCTGCGGCCGACGTGCTGACGACCTGTTCCGAGGTCATGCGCGAGGTTGTGTGGCGCGCGACGGGCCGCGATGCGGTCGTCATCGACGACCCATACGAAAACGAGTGTTCGCCGCCGGAAGTGAGCGGCAACGTGGTGTTGTGGTTCGGGCATGGCGCGAACATTTCGAGCCTCAAGCCGTATGCGGACCTGCCCAATCTGGTGATTTGCAGCAACGTGGCCGGCGCGATTCCGTGGACGCCGCAATCCGAGGCCGATTGCCTCTACGGCGCCGCGGTGGTGCTGCTGACGGGCAACAACCCCGGCGCGTCCACCAATCGCATGGTGAAGGCGCTCCGTGCTGGCCGGTTCGTGGTAACGCCGGGCGGCGTCCCATCGTGGGAGCAGTTCCGGGACTTCTGTTGGATCGGCGACGTTAACGAGGGCGTCCGTTGGGCGCTAAACAACCGCGAGGAAGCGTGTCTCAAGATAGCCGCTGGGCAAGCGTACACGTCGGAGAGATTCACCCCGAGCTCGATAACCGGCCGGTGGATGGAAGCATTCGCATCGACCTCGGGTGCGGCGACAAGCGCCAGCAGGGGTGGCTAGGCGTAGACATTCGGAACGAGGACTCCAAGCACCCGGACGGGTCTTGGAAGATCAAGCCGGACATTGAGGCGGACATTACGAAGCCTCTGCCGTTCCCCGACAACTACGCCGACGAGATGCGGGCGATTCATGTCATCGAACATTTCTGGCCGTGGGACGTTGATGGCATCGTGGCAGAGTGGGTGCGGGTGTTGAAGCCGGGCTGTCAACTGGCGATTGAGTGCCCTGACATTAACAAGGTGTTGGCGCTGGCACAGGTGCCCAACTGCCCGCCCAACATGACGTTTTGGGCGCTCTACGGCGATCCCCGGCACAAGTCGCCGGAGATGATGCACCGCTGGTGCTACAGCGACCGGCAGCTAGCCAAGATCATGGCGAAGGCTGGGCTTGTTGGCATCCGTCCCGAGCCGGCACAGTTCCATCACCCGATCCGCGATATGCGGATTGTCGGGTTCAAGCCCGAGCCTGAATCGCGCCTCGTCGTTCCGGGGCAGTAATGCTGCATTTGTTCGAGAAGGCGTGCGTTGCGCCCGTCAAGGGCCGCACGCTCGTCGTCGGGTCGAAGCTCTACCCAACCAAGATGGTTGACCGGCGCAAGCGGTACGAGGATGCCGTCGGCGTGGATATGGCCGAGGGCGACGGCGTTGACCTCGTGCTGAACCTCGAGGAGCCGCTGCCCGACGATGTGGGCAAGTTCTCGCACATTGACTGCCTGAGCGTGCTGGAGCACTCGCGCCGGCCGTGGCTGCTGGCGGCGAACCTGGAGCGGCTGCTAGAGGACGGCGGAAGCATCTTCGTCGCGGTCCCGTTTATCTGGCGCGTGCATGGCTACCCGGACGACTATTGGCGATTCACCGCCAGCGGAATACGCGAGTTGTTCCCGAACATCAAATGGAAGTATGGCGCGTACGTTCACGCCAATATTTCGCGGGAGGGAGAAATCCTGACCACGAACATCAAGGGGCATCAGTATTACGCCCGCACCGAGTTCTGCGCCTTCGGATATAAATGACGATCACAAGCCGGATTGATGGCATCACCAAAATCGACGCCGCGCATAGCGGCGTTTTCATTTCCGCGCCCCGGTCGGTCAAGGTAGAGCTGACCGCCAATTGCAATTACCGGTGCGGCTTCTGCGTCAAGAGCCTGCGGGCGGATACGGGCGACATGGATCGCGCCATGTACTCGCGGCTGTTGCGCGAGATGCGCGACGCCGGGGTGGAGGAACTGGGCGTTTTCTACATCGGCGAGTCGTTCACCTGCCGATGGTTGCCGGAGGCGATCGCGGAGGCGAAGGAAGTCGGCTTCCCGTATGTGTTCCTGACCACGAACGGGGCTGTAGCGACGCCCGAGCGCGTGCGGGCCTGCATGGATGCGGGGCTGGACTCGCTCAAGTTCAGCATCAACTTCACCGACGCCGAGCAGTTGGCCGACGTTGCCCAGGTGTCGGGCCGGATGTGGCGACGGGCGATAGACAACCTCAAGGCCGCGCGGAACGTCCGTAACGTAGGTGGTTACAGTTGCGGCATCTACGCCTCGTCCATCGCGTTCGATGGCGAGCAGGGCGAGAAGATGCGCGCCGTTGTCGAGGAAATCCGCCCCTTCGTGGACGAGCATTATTGGTTGCCGCTATACGGCATGAGCGGCGCGAGCAAGGCGGCTGGGTGGAAGCCGCAGCCGGGCAATCCGGGGCGGCTGGATGCGATGCGCGACCCGCTTCCATGCTGGGCGGTGGCAACCGAGGGTCATATAACGCATGACGGCCTTTTGGCGGCGTGTTGCTTCGGTGACGGTCTAGATGGCGGTCTAGTCATGGCCGATCTGAAGGAAGTCGGGTTCATGGAAGGGTGGAACTCCGAGAAGTTCCAAGCCCTGCGCCGCGCCCACTTCGCCAAAGACGTTCGCGGCACCGCCTGCGAATCCTGCGCGGCGGCGTAGATGGAACCGTTCCGGATCTTCATCGGTTATGACCCGAGGGAGGCGGTTGCCTATCACGTTTGCTGCCAGTCGATCATCGAACATTGCTCGGAGCCGCACCGCCTGCAGTTCACGCCGGTACGCGGGCCGCGCAGGGACGGTAGCAACGACTTCATCTATGCGCGCTTCCTCGTGCCGTGGCTGTGCGACTTTCGCGGTGTGGCGCTGTTCATCGACGGCGACATGCTGGTGCGCGCCGACGTTGCCGAACTGTTCCGTGAAAGCGTGCTTTACCACGGCGTGCGGGTAGTCAAGCACGATTACAAGACCAGGCATCCGGTGAAGTACCTCGGGAATCCGAATCCGGATTACCCGCGCAAGAACTGGTCAAGCGTCGTCCTGTGGAACTGCAGCTACGCGCCCAACAGGAAGCTGACGCCCGAAGTCGTTGCGAACGCGACTGGCGAGTACCTGCACCGCTTTTCATGGCTGGTGGACTCGCAAATAGGCGAACTGGGGCCGGAATGGAACCGGCTCGTACTGGAGCAAGAGCTACAGCCCAATGACAAGTTACGTCATTACACCGTTGGCACGCCTTGTTTCGCTGATTACGCGGATTGCGAAGGTGCGGAGGAATGGCACCAGACGTATCGGCGAGCGATAGCACCAATCGAGGGATAGCGGATGGCGATCACCACTAACAGCGAGCTGAACACGGCGGTCGCCAACTGGCTGTCTCGCTCGGACCTCACCTCGCGGATTCCCGAGTTCATCGCGCTATTCGAGGCCAAGTTTAACCGCGACATGCGCGTGCCGCAGCAGGAGCGGCGCAACGAGTCGTTCAGCGTCAATGCCGAATATGTGAGCGTCCCGACCGACTTCCTTGAGCTGCGGGCGATGTTCATCACCAGTTCGGGGACGCGGTATCCGATCAACCAGATGCCGCCGTCGCAGGAGTCGGAGTTTTACAGCTCGGGGACGGGTGTCCCGCGGTTCGTGTCGGTGAGCGGGCACACGACGGCCGACGGGACGATGGCATTCCGCTTCGCCCCGCCGCCCGATGGGACTTACACGGCGACGATTGTGTATTACGCCAAGCTGCCTGCGCTCAACTCGACGACGCAGACGACGAATTGGCTGTTGACGAGCCATCCCGATGCGTACCTGTACGGGGCGCTTCTGGAGGCGTCGATTTTCATCGGCGACGATCCGCGCATTCCGATGTGGAAAGCCGCCTACGACATGGCGATGGGCAGTCTCAACAGGTCTGCCAGCCGGTCCCGGTGGAGTTCTACCGGCCTTGCCGTGAGGCCGATGTAATGAAGTTCGTTCCGCTGAACTACCAGCCCGACTTCGATTGCGGCTGGGAGCAGTCGCCGGGCGCGCTGCTGGATTGCGGGAACATGATTCCCCGGCGGCGGCGCTCGTATGCGACTTGGACGGCGCACGTAGATAACGGGAAGATCGCCGACTATACGCGCACGACGTACCCGGTAACGGCGGGCATCGTCCGCCTGCCGAACAACACGGTTCGATGGTTTGCTTTCGAGAGGCAGGCCATCTACGAATTGACGAGCACGAGCGCCGCGACTGATCGCAGCAAGGGCGGCGGGTACTCGGCGTCCACGTTGACATGGACGTGGACGATGTTCGGCAATACCTGCATCGCCGTGAACAAGTACGACAACCCGCAGTCGTCGGCGTCGGGCGCGTTCGCGGACTTGGCCGGGTCGCCGCCAAAAGCACAGTTTGTGGTGTCGCAGTTGGGCTTCGTGATGCTGC